CCGTTTGCAGTAAATTGATATTCAAAAATATCTAACTCATCCACAATCACGCCTTCCGGAAAACCAATCTTGCGCTGCTGGATTGCTTGTGCTAATCCTTCCATTAATTGCTGCTTTGATTGACTGGTAAATTTCAAGCCTTCAATATTTATTCCCTCTCTCATTAAGTCTTCAAGGATCGGATCCCCAACTCCGGTGCTATCTACCAATATCGGTGCTGGAGGCAAACGCTTAATATTCTCTTTAGTGTTATGCCAGTCCATTTGAAAGCGATCAAAATAAGCCACATTCCCATTTGCATCCAGTCCAATGATGACAGTAAAATCAACAGACTTTGCTAAGTCAATCCCATAACTTACTATCGGCTGCCCTGATATTGGCTTGATGCAATTCCTAATAAATGCACTACCAAAAGGGTTCGCACTATTTTCGGAAGGATTCGCCAAATACTCCTGCTCAAATACAACGGCAGGAAGCTGCAGTTTTGCATCCTCAATCTCTCTGATATTAATATAGGGATTGTCATAGGTTGTAAACTTAAAGCTGCTCCAGTCCGTTTCTCCACCCTTCATAAACAAAGAATAAAAATAGTTCTTACCTCTTGGCGTAGATAAGAAAACCGCTTTCCCCTGATAATCTGTCAAAGTTGGTCGAATACTATTTTGCCAACCGCTTTCAAGATCAGGAATAAATGCTGATTCATCCACGATCACTAAATGAAATTTGCGACCTCTTAAATTGTCCAGCCTTTCGCCAGTATAAAACTCAATACTGCCATTATTCGGGCAATAAATTTTAAGATCAGAAATATTGTTTTTAAAAGGTAATGCCGATGTTAACTTTTCAAAAAATACCTTTGCCAATTTATAAGTCGGCGTGATGTATGCAACCTGACCGCCTTTTATTGCTTCTTTAATTCCTATGATCTGGGATAGTTCAGACTTGCCAAACCTTCTGCCGCACATTACAACAATAAAACGAGCATCGCACTCTAATATCTGTTGTTGATTGATATGTGGTTTTGGCAGTTCTAACCTCATAAAATAGTTTTACCCTCTACAAATACAACTTCAATCTTTGAATCCTGCTGAATCTCTATTTGCTCCCTTGGCTTTCCGTGCCACCTTGTAAATAAAGTTTCCAAAGAATCTAAACTTCCTTTCTTTAAACTCATAACTAATGCGTTTGCAATCGTTTTTTCTAAGATTGTTGCCGCTGGGTTATCGAATACTTCCTTCAATTCCTGAATAGTCATTGAAGTCATTACCCGAATCGTATCATTAATCTGAGTTTTGGTATATCCCTGATCTTTTAAAAGATTTACATACTTCCTTTCGCTTCCCTTTGGGTTTCCAGATTGACCTTTTTTCCAAGGTTTTAAGTTTTGTAAATTTGCCATTACTGTTAATTTAAAAAATTATATACTGATAAAACTTTAGGAATATATAAATGTTGTTTTGCATTTTTAAAACATTCACTTGCAAAAATCCCATCTGCATCGTATCTGTTTAATATCCATCTTGATTTTATACATTCAACAGATGTTATAAAATTATGGCTATCAATAAAATTTGGTTTAATTTCTATTCCTTCTAATCTTAATGAACCATCCTTGTTCGCTTGTTTAAAAGAAATAAAATCTGCATCCTTTTCTTTTATCTCATCCCATAATGTCGGTTGAACTATTGTGTCATCGTCATTAAAATAAACATGCCCATCTGTAATTAAATCAAGCGCAAGGTTTCTTTGAGCATTGCCAGATATACTACCTATCACCTTAACAGAATAAGGTTCACAAATATCAGGAATATGATCAGGAATTTGATCATCATCAAAAACAACAATCCATCTATAAGCATAAGTAGGTAAATTAATGCTCTCAGCAATTAGATGTAAATTCTGAGGTCTTGAACAAGGCGTTATAATATTTAAGAACATGGTTTATTATTTCTATGTAACACAAGTAATTTATCATTATCCCAGCCTTTGGAATTTTTTAAATTATGGTTTGCAAATATGAATGTTGAAGAAGCAAAATAATCAGATAAATGATCTATTGAATCAACATAATCTTCTTCATTTGCATTTATAAAAATATCTTCAATTATTAAAATACCTCCCGGCTTTAAATACTTATAGGCTTCATTTATAAATCTTATTTGATCTTCAAATTCATGCGTTGAATCCTCTATTAATATATCAAATCTACCAGCGGCAGTTAGTCCTTCATTAATTGAGTGAACATCTTTAACATTCATTTTAATATAAGTACAATCAATATTGTCATTAATTGCTTTCTCTATTCTTGAAGTAAACCACTCAAACCCGTATAGCTTAGCATTTGGGAAAAAATCCCTCCAGCTTAGCATAGAATTATTATCTAAGATCCCCAACTCCCCAAGTTTAATATCTTTATACCTCATGTTTGAAAACAAAAGGTTGTAAATAGATGTATAGGCATGTTTATGCAAACCAGCATCAGTATTATAAGGCGATTTATCCGTTGGGTATTTAACCCCGAGATCACACAATTCAGTTCTTGAATTAGTCGAATCTATTGTAATACTATTATACATACCTTGTGCCATAATCTGTATGTGCATGTTTGCATTTTAAATCGTAATTATTATAATACTTAAACTCCTTTATGGCATCTATACAAATCAACGCATCTGGAAATGCTTGTAGATAATCTTCTTGCCATCTAAAAGGATATTTCTCAATCATGCTACGTTTGTAAATTGTGCAACCAGATAAAACATGATTGGTATATTGTATGCCTTTGAGTTTATAATCGTGGAATCCCTCATAATATAAAGCACCAACCGCTCCAGTATCTGATGGCATTGTTTCAATGTTTTCTAAAAGTATATCTATTGTATTCTCCGGAATAATCACATCACTCTCTACTATTAAAAAGTATTTGTAATTAGACTTTAAAAAAATATCCCGCAAATACAAAACTGATTCTGCAACTTTTCTGTGAAACTTTGTTTCTCCAGGATGCTCTGGTATGTCTAAATTAACAATGTCGCAGTTAATAATATTTTGCAATTCCCTTGCATAATTACCGTTATCATTTGTATTATCAACAACGTAAATATGATCGGTGCTAATATTTTTTTGCAATGCATTAAAAAATTCAATATCGCAATATCGTTTAACTTTGTTTGTGTAAACGGCTACAAATACATTTGATTTATCCATTATTTGTCTATTTCTGCAAGTTTTCTCTTTGCCCAAGCAATACCCTCATCACCTCCCCAAGCTAACCACATTAAAGCACCGCAATCTGTTTTTGGATCACCCTTTGAATTTTCCCGATGCCTTTCAAAACTTGACATTCTGGCGATCGTTTCTCTGCTAATGTTTTCGCCTTTGCTGATTTGGTTCGCCCTTGTCCAGCCGACTAAAGTTCCGCAACCTCTATCGTTTTCTTTTTTAATATTTAAGGCTCTCCTTGCATTAGCCTTTGCCGCCTCTGGGTAATCATTATAACTATCAACCATTGCTACACGAATAGCTGCCCAAACTGACTGTGCTTTTTCTTCTGTGATAAATATACATGCACCAGATCCGATCCGATACATTCCATTACTGCATTTAATTACTGGCATATAATTTATGATAAATAGCGTAACGCTTTTTATTTACTTCGTAAAGATTAAAATGAAGATTGCAATAATCATACAGATTATTTCCGTATGCAATCCTCGCATCCTGATCAAAAGTTAATAACCGGATCCAGTTGTACCAATCCTTCTGACTATTCACATAACAGACCGGCAAATCTTTATACGGATGCACGTTGCTCACTATCGCTGGATTCTTTTTTGATGCAGTTTCCAAAACCTTGAGATTGGATTTCATCATGTTGAATCTATTATCAACCAACGGAATCAGACTAATATCAGAATCACAATAAGCTGCCATGTATTCCGTAACCTGATTGTAATTGTAGATTGTCGGATTAAGTTTCAATCCATTGGTAAACGCTGAAATCATTCCATCCCAAATATGTTTTTCGCCTTCATTGTAACCTGCTATCACAGTCCTGACCGGAAAGTTAATCCGCTTCATTGGGTTTTTTAGAATGTTTATATCCTTGCCATGTGTACCAGAACCCGACCAGAATAACCGCACCAGATCCGAAGGCTTTTTATCTAAAATGAACTGTTCCTTCCCAAAGGGAATAGCATTAGGTAATATCTCTACGTTTGGATTAATCTTAAATATCTCATCCGCTAATCTTTCATGAGTGCAAGTGCAGAGATCAGCAATACTAATCCAGTCTATTATTTGTTCAGTTACTTTATTGGCTTTGTAGCTTTCGTAAAGAATATGCGAAGGATCTAAATGCCAGAAGTCATCATTGTCCACTACCAATTTAAAACCATGCTTTGTTCGCCAAGCATCCATCTGATCAGGCGTTATGTTTTGAAGCATCCTATTCATAACCACGATGTCATAATTGCCCTCAAAGGTTTCATCGCTAATTGTATCAGTCATCATGCAGTAATCCTTCTGCATATTTACAATCGGCATCATTATCCGATGATAACCAACTCCGCTGGTCTTTGTTGTAATTGCAAGTATTCTCATTGCTTCTCAAACCATTTATAAAGCCTCATGATCATGTCATACTTACAGTTCCCGCACCAAACGGAAAGCATGAAGTTAGGATCCAAATACAATCTGTAAATATGCTCATACATTTGCAGTACCGGCAAATCTAAATTCCTGATATACCCATTCTTCGCACTTTCGTAATTGCTCTCATTAGCAATCAGCCATTCTCGATGTTCTTGTTTGATTTCCATAAACTCCACATTAATTTATAAACAATAGGCGCACAGAATCCAGCGATAAAAATCGTGCTGGTAATTTCTTGAATCAATTCAGGTGCATAGTAATGTAATGGTGAAAGCCAGGCAGCCAGACAACTTCCGCAATTAAAAGGCTTGAAATTGATTTTCCATCTATGATGAAAATGATGTATTTCCGTAAAAAATAGTGATGCACAGATTGCGGTTATAATTGATAAAATCATTTTTTGATGTTCTTTTTAATCTCAGCTTTCGTCTTATTGATTGATCTAACAATTGACATATAAGGGATTCCAGTCTTCCGGCTTAATTCTTTCGCATTCTTTTTAAAATCTAAAGCGTATAACTTGAACAGTTCCCGATTATACCAATGAAGGTTTTGTAAATGTAATTCTATTTTTTGATAAGATTCCTCTGGATCAGATTCTACGCTTTCAACTTCCTGATCATTCTTCAAAAGTTCCGTATAGTTTCGATAATTCTTAAAAAAATTACTTCGGTCGCTTTTGATCATATTAAGCATAATCCTGACCATGTAATATTTTAGTTCATTCCTTTGATATAATCCGATTAACTTATCCTCTTCCATTTCACAGAGTACCAGAAAAACCTCAGCTTTTAAGTCCGCTTGAAGTTCTACCGGTTGCATCTTTTCAAATGCCTCATTGACTGACTTTGATTCCCAAAATTCAGCTATGATTTTATTTCTGGACATTTATTTTTTTCACTGCATTTTCATTGCAAAGTTTATAATTTTTTATGAACAATCAACTCTTTTTTATCTTTCAAATATATCTTAATTTCTTCAATCCAACTTTTTGTAAATTCAAATAAAGATTTGTCATTGTCGATGACGGCTTGTTCAATTCTTGAATTGTATGATAAATTTCCTGACCCTTCAACTGTGTAATAATCTTCACCAATTTTAAAAGACATTATTTTTGCATGACTTGACGCAAAAATTAATTCAATATTTGGATTATTGATGAAATAATCTTTTGTCATTTGTTCTTTTTGTCTGTGTGCTTTATTCCGCAAATTTGACATTAAGATTGTAGCCGTCTTAATTCTTCCATCTGTAACCATTTGATTAATAATTACCGAAGCTTCATGATTTATAGAATAGATACAAAACAAAGCTTCATCAATTACCAATCCGGATTTTTCTTGTACCCATTGTAAAAAAGCTATTGCATTAAATGACCTTAATGTAACTATTCTTATTTGTTCATTTTTTTTTGGTAGACCAATTTTATCAAGTTGTTGAACTACATAAAAAGTTTTCTCTTTATAAAGTTTCAACATTTTATCCTCTAATTCCTCAACTCCTGAATCTTTGGTATCTTTTTCGACAAAATCAAATCCACCGAAAACAATATCTGTAAAATCATCTTTCATAAGTTACAAATCTCTTTAAGCCTCTGCATTTTAACCTGCTCCCAGCTTATCCATTGCGGATGAATAAGTTTGATCTGATCCAAAACGATTTGCACATCCGCTATCTCTTCGGCTATGTTTGAATCTTTTAATATAGCTTGTGTAAGTTCAGCCATTTCTTCAATAAGCTTTAAGTGTTGCTGGTCACTCCCGAATTTGTCAAGTGCTTTTTGGTGTGTGTTCATAGTTTTCTAATTTTTGTGTAATCATTATTGAACTCACAATCATTCAAAGTATCTATCCGTTGTTTGATGCAGCGGATGAATAGGTCGCGGCGATTGTCGGGAATTTTTGCAAGGGTAAAAATTTGTCCGATTTCTAATTTTTCAACTAAATCCCATGCTTTTACTAAATCTTTGTCTAAAATTAACTCCATTTTTTATCATTTTTATGGTTAAACCTTACTACTTTTCGCAAAAGGTAGTAGGGTTGAAATTTTAAAAAGTGCCTTTAAACCTATGTAAAGGCAAAAGGTAGTAGGGTAGTAGGTAGTAAGGTGTAGTTTTATACTTACAAATAATTACATACACTATACACATTATCTGTTTCATATATTATATAGAATATAGTTACTACCTTACTACCCTACTACTTTTCAGCCTTTACGCATATTTTAACCACGATAGTAGGGTTGACGCGAAAAAAATCAACCTTACTACCTTACTACCTTAAAAAACATCATCCTGGTAGCTATTATTTACTGTTTGATTGGTATTTACTGTGGCCACTTCCCAAACATAAACCGGAATATTATTTATTTTTTTCATTCTCCTTTGGAAACCTAAAGATTTCATCCTTAGTCCAATCATTACTGGAGACAAAGTTACCTGAGATCTAACCTTTATGTAACTCAGTATCTCAGTTGATGAAAAGAACTCACTATTTTGTGGACTTGTTGGTAGTTCAAACCACTTTAAAATCATGTCTTCTTCTTGCGATACCGCTTTAAATTCTCCGGTACTATCATTGAGCAGCTTGATTTCATCGCTTGTTAAATTGTGGTTATATCCAGAATTATACAAATGATACATTTCCATAAATAGGGCAGTCTTATCAATAGAATTGTAAAGCGCATGATCAATACTGAGAACTCGTACTGGCAGAATCCTTCTATTACCGGTAGGATCGCTTAATAATCCTTCTATGTTAGTTGTACCGCAAAGCATAGCTAATCGGTTTAAATCAACGGAAACAACTCCGTATGGCTCTCTGATTGAAAATGTCTGGCTTGATGTTAATCGGTTTAGCATCTTGGCCTCAGCTTTAGATTTTCCGCCCATTTCATCATCCATAATGATTAGTTTCTTTGTCATTAAAATGTCGCTATCCTTTCCCTGATCTAACTTATCCTCTGCATAAT